CACCGCCACCACAGCTGGCCACCGCCACCACAGCTGGCCACCGCCACCACAGCTGGCCACCGCCACAGAAAACGACAGACAGAGAGACAGAGACACCGACAATATCGGCCACCGATGTCAATGGCCACATGGATTATGGCAATTGACACCGAAACGGATGGCATATCGCATGCAAGTGCATAATTTACAAGCACTTAACCCGATTCAGGCCGGGAAGACATTGCCGCCGCCGCTAAAATATTATCGGACCCCTAAGGGGAAACGCGAAATTTCGGCCATTATCGATACCCTGCCAGATTTTTGTGTTGAAATAGCCGCTAGGTTCCCTCAGAATCCTCCTGAAGCAGCCTCAGCCAGCCTTTGACCTCTTCTTCCCCCTCTAGGGCTATCTGCGCCAGGGTCGCCTCCAGGCAGCGTATCTGAGCCTCTGATAGATCCAAGCCGTAGATCGATGATATCGCCTCCAGAACCTCATGGAGTATGGTTGCGGCTTTGTGCCTTCCTGGGAGTTCTCTATCGACTCCAATCTTCGCTTGCGGGTGGTAGTCAAAGTAACCAAAAAGCTCCGCTTCATCTAAATTCTCCATGTAAATTGGAACATCGACATACCCGATACGCACAGATCCAACCTTGCCCACCACAGCTCACCCCTTTCGTTAGCGGTTGTCAGCACGATTACTCTTCCTAGACCTCACAGCCAGGTTCCCATAGGCCGAATTCGTAGGATTGCCATCACGATGATGTACATCCTTGCCGTCCCCCTTGGAAACCAGACCCTTACGTTGCATCATTCGTCTGGCCTTGGTTCTCCCGGCTCGCTTCTTCTTGTTGATGGCTAGAGCATCGTAGGCTCGCCTCTTCTCTGGTGGATATGGCATGCTCAGCTCCTGTACAGCAAGGTATTAACACTTGTTTACACCTGCTACATTGCAGGTGACCATGAATATTGATGGAATTGGAAATTTTTTCTCCACAAAGGCAAATTTCTATTGACCTTGGTTCTGACATCCCCTATCCTCTATGTATAATGGTAAGAAGTAATAAATAGTCTCTTCAACAACTCCCATTATTGTTACCTAAGCTAACCTACAGTTACCTGTAGTTAACCTACATTGATCCAAGATGGTTCTGATTGCCGCTTGAACCCATTATAGACATTGGGTTGCTCTCTGAACCTCTCCAGATCCCTGTGCCACAGTTCTGTTTGTCGCTCCTCCATGGCATCGTCTACATCTCGGGCCATCTGGTCTACCCAGTACTGGCAAGCCATGGCTAGGGAGTCCAACCTGTCATCATATTTTAGGCATCCCCGATCTCGGCTCAACCTGGTGTACTGATACCAGAGCTGGTACTTGTTGCTGTCCTCCCCCGGCTTGTCCTGGGTGGATCGGTAGTCATTCTCGATTAGCTTTCGGTCAACAATGAGCTTGCCTTGGTTCACCAGAGGTTCCAGCACATCAGCCATCCTGAACTCCTTGGTCTTGGTGTGTGTCACCTCTTCCACTGTGCAAGGGTAGATCTTCCTCAGCCAGGGCATCAGCAGCTTGGTTGCCATGCCTCCACCAAAGTTACTCTCGATGATGATGTATTGCGTCTTGTTCCTCTTGGCTACCTCAGCCAGATGTTGCAGCGTCGAATCAACATAGCCTGCCTGCAACCCACCAGAGTCCACGAGGAATAGCTGGCTATTGATCATCTTGACCACAGCCCAGCTGCACTCGTCCCGCCCTTTTCCCGCTGGGTCGATTGCCATGACACAACCCTGGTAGGGAACCATGTCACCTTGCACCTTCATAGGCCGATACCAGCGATCACCCTTGAAACCTACGTTGGGCAACTCTTCTAACGCCAGCTCAGGTGAGGTGGCCCTGATAACCTTTTCTGGACCTAGCTCAGCATCGAGATCCATGACACAGAGATCCTCCAGCCGAAGCGGGAACCTCAGCTCATCTGTGAGGCTGGTGTCCAGCATGAACTGCAAAGCGAACCCGGCTCGACCGAAGCTAGCCTCCCGCTCAGCCAGGTCATCGGAGTCGAACCTGTCAGGGTCTGTAGGAGTCCCTGTGCGGCTCTCTGTGAGCTGTTCTGTGATGTAGGGGGCTAACTTACCCTCGTACTTGGTCGCTGCTGTAGCGGGGCTGGGGTAGCGTGCAGGCCAGATGCGGGGTTCGTATCCACGAGATGGCAACACTGAGTAGATGCTGCCACTGTCCACCTGTGGTGTACCAAGGAAAATGATCCTACCGTTGGGCTTGAGGACAGCATCGTATTCCTTGATCAGCTCGCTCATCTTGTCTCGTTGACCACTCGTCATGCTGTTGCCTAGATTCTCGATGTCATCGGCAATGAGCAGATCAGCACGAGAACCTGTAATCGCACTGGTCGCGCCCAAGCTGCGGCACGAGGGTGCATGAGAGGCCATCGCTGGCCCAACGTCGAATGCAATCTTGGAGGATCGCTGATCATCGTGAGGCTTGAGGTGTTGTAGCTCAGGCATCTCTTCGATGAGTCGCAACGTGAAGGTACTGAAATCGTCAGCTCTGGTCTTGCTGGCTGAGATGACCAGCACATTAAGGTTGGGGTTCATCAACAATTGATGACATGCGAACACTGACGTTAGCCAGCTCTTGCCCACTCCTCGGTAACCCATTATCAGCATTCGCCTGGGGCCATGCTGAATCCAGCTGGAGATGTCATATTGAATGGGAGTAGGATCGGGTAGACGCAGATGCTTCCACGCCAGGTACACGAGGTTGCGGAAATCCGCTAACTCATGCCTGTCGGATTCGTTGGTTTCCATCGTCATCAAATGGGAGGCTCGATGCGAGGTTCAGCATCGGCTTGTTGTTGGAGGCTTCGCAATCAATACCGTTGTCACGCAGGAATTGCCGGGCTACGCTCAGGTCTGCACTTGATGCTTCACCCGATTGGATCTTGGTGAGCAGATCCTGGCATAGGGCTTGATGTATCTGTTTTAGAATATCTTCACTCATCATCTGGAATGTCCTCTTCTTCAGTTAGTTCAAACCAATTTGTGGATCTTCCTAGAGAACCCTTGTCTGTGATTTTGTGGAACGTAACCCCATTTTCAATGGCTTTCTGAACAATCATATACCCAGGGTTAGCCCATCCTGCGTCTGGGCCACTGCCGCCGCCTTTATATTCCGATACGCTAATATCGGTTGGGTATCCGATAATTGCGTCAGGAACATTCAAAACTCGTTCGTAAGATCCAGTAGCAGAGAAGGCTGCGGATTGTGCCGCTTCAATATCTGCCAGATGGGAATCCAGCTCTGCATCGGATTGAATTTTTGTCATTATCCACCTCTCACTTGAACACCCAAGGAATTCTGGTTTGTCCAGGCTTGTGGGTGCTGCTTATCCATATTTGGGTACTCATGGTCAGCGTCTGGAGCGGAGAACAGAGCAGGGTGACTACTGAGGTCAATTGGAGTGGCGGCTGTGCCTACCTCTTCTTCTGTGGGAATATCCGCGCCATTATTCTTTGTGAAGAAGCACGGCTGATGGATGGTTCCATGCCAGCCCCAAGCGGTTGTGGTCTTAGATCCGAATCCTATTTGCCCAGTGCCTTCATTTGGCTCTCCCAGACTTGAATCGGTCATTGCTAGTGTCAATGCGTCATCATCTTGCCCCCAGAACAGCTTCATAACCCCATCGATATAACTCCAATAAATCAATGTTTCAGCCGCAACCAACGTGGACTGAAAGTTTGTAATCCAAACTTGACCTGTTCCTCCAGAGCTTGTTGTCCTACAGATGAAACTACCATTACTATGCTGCCGCCCGAAATAGAATGAGGTTGTTGTTCCAGATTGGTAATCGCTCCAAATCCATCGCTCTCCAGATGAGAAAGTTGCTCCCAAAGTGATCCTGGCAAGTACCCCAAATTCGCTCAGGTCTGGCTCGTCAGGGTATGACCAATCATAGTCGCTCATGGTTAGGCATTCTGACCCGGTTGTCTGTTCTGACCCAAAAACGTATTCATTAACTGGGCCAACCACCGGGGCTGAAGGAGCAGACACCTTGGATGACCCAGGACTTGGGAACGGCAAATGTAGTAGACCCATTACTCAGGCTTTCTAAATATCTGGTATTCCACAACATCTCCAGCATTGAAGCCAGTTAGATACAGCAGATTGGCATTTTTTATAGGGAAGACCACGCCTTCGTAGCGGTCTGCGACCAAAGCCACACCGCCTACATTGTTGGAGACACTGCTTGTGCCGATGAGTATGTCTCCATCATTCACGCCTGCGGAATGATTTGCGGTAGGGGCGCATAGCCACACATACTCGCAAGGGATATCGGAAGCCGTTAGTTGAACCGTGCCTGACCCAACGACCTTGGAACCTTGAGATTGCTGTTCTACGGTTCCTCCGAATGTTCCTACTTCCTGCCCTTTAACTGGATTTGTCCAGTGTTCTCTTTCTCCTGAGCTGTTTATGGTTACTGCCATTTTAATTTCCCTTGAACAAGAATTGAATAATAACACTGATAAGGAGTGCGGCTGCGGATGACCAACCCAGTACCCATGCCTTAGATGTTTCCAGAACCCTAATACGTTTCTCATGCTCTTGCAGCTCTTGAGTTTGCTGCTTCATTCCCGCAATCAAGCTATCCACTTTCCCCTCTAGTCTTCCCAGCATGTATTTAATATCCTCATCGTGTGGCATTAGACTAATCTCCCAAGGCTGCGGTTTAGGCCGCCCCTGACCCGCATTGGACTTGGAGAGGTGGCGTGATAAAACAAATCACTAATTTCTGATTCGTTCAGAACCCTATCCCATGCTGCAACCTGCGACATAGACCCTATCGTGCCTCCAGGTGCTGTAGCTACCGCACGCATGCCCCAGATCTGCATGGCCGCAGATGAAAGGGGTTGTTCGCCGCTGGGCGGCATCGCATCACCTACAGCATCCACTGACACAGCCAGCCTGCCATTCAAATATGCCTTTACTCCATCTGTGATGGTTTCACCCAGATCTGTCATTGGCATGGTAACCGTCCACATATTCCATTTTGTAGCATCCCAATCGTAAGCTATTATGTTGTTCTCGTTGTAGTATGATAGGTCAGCGTGTGTGTGTTTGAATTTGATTTTTAGTTTTTGTTCACCACCTGTATATTGCTCGCCAAACATCAGGTGCTGCTGAGCTGTGCCAGATGACACACAGGAGGTCAGATAGTGCCTGGTTCCTGTAGTCAATTCTTCGGCACATTTTATCCACATGTTCCATGTGCAATTATGATCCCGCCCTATGGGAACTAGGTGATCTCGTGTCCAACCGTCATCACCAGAGTGCATGAAAGTTGGGCCTACCTCTGAGGTAGCCCAATTCTCGGTACACAGGTTCGCTCCCCCGGTAATTGGGCCAGCTG